TTAAGAACATTCATCCAATGAACTTCGTCCACTTCTATAATATTACCACTTGATACTGCCATGACTTTTACCGTTGACATTAACGGAGCCTCCTATGTAAATTAAAGTGGGGAGTTTTAAGGACTCCCCAAAACCTTTTACCAGTTAGGCTTACCGATAAGAACCTTCCACGTAGAACTAGCCAGATCGAGAGCACTCGAAGCATGCAGGTTACTGATACGGATAGTCAATGTATTAGCAGCGGACACATAAACTTGTACATCCGCGTCAGCTGTTAGATCAACACCCGAACTCCAACCAAGCACAACATCTCCAAGAGCAAGACCAGTAATAGTAAACGTAGCTGAATCTTCACCGGCAGCCGCAATCGACGCAGGATCGACAGTTAGGTTCACGGCCCACATACGTGTGAATAGACCTTGAAACTGTTTAACATCATCCTGTGTCTTACTTACAGTTGCTGTAGTAAACGCCATTCTTTATCTCCTATTGGTTTTAAATTAAGGGAACGGGGCGGCTGTTACACCGCCCCTAATCCTTAGGCCGGGACTACGAACGCAATACCGGAGGTATCACGCAGTTCGCCCACACCGTAGATTGTATCCGCAGTAAACAGGTCCGACAGATATTCCTGTTTGTACTGAGTCTGCGAACGAACACCCATTTGTTCCACAAGAGCAATAGCGTTCTTATGAATCATTACACCAACACGATATTTTGTATCGGTGGGGGTACCCGTATTCCAATCCACAGTGTTACCATACGCATCCGCATACGACGCACCAGTAGGTGCAGTCGAGCTAAAGGTACCAGACTGAGTACCAGTCACACTGTTAACGTGGACCCACGGACAGTTGGTAGACACCAGAATGGGAATACCGTATACAGAACCAAGCACACCGTTCTTGATAGCGGAGCCGTCACCAACGAACGCCTGTTCCGTAAAGCGGCTAAGACCCATCAGGTTCTTACGCTCAACCGGAGGAATGACTATGAAACGACCATCCATCGGAACGTCCACGTCGTCAAGGGTTTGTATCATCTTACGAATACCAGCATCGGCTAGAGCCGCACCGTTACCCGTATTAGTATTAGCCGCACCGCTGAAATTGGTGGAACCATCCGAGCCAAGCACGCCCTTCTCATACAGAGCCGCAGCCGAGTTAGTACCGGCCTGAAGTGTAGCTGTAAGGATGTGCAAGTCCTGATCGACCTGCTTAGCCAACGCATAACCCGCATCATCCGTGTACTGCTGACGCAACGTAGGAAGCGCCTGCACGTCCAGGATATCTTCAATCAATCGCGAATACTCGTAGTGCTTATTGATCGAAAGGTTGGTAACACCATGGGTAGCCTGATTCAGTGTGACCTGAGTCGAAGCAGCCTTAGCATTAGCCGAACCGCGTGTAAAGTTGGGAATGTGAATTGTGTCGCCTTTCTTACCATTGTGATTGATAAGGGTAACGACCTGACGCATAACCACATTCGACTTGTACGCAGCGATTACTTCGTTGCTCCAAAGTTCCGGAATGTAATTAGCACCAGTTGTAATTGTATTATGATCTGTACCAAGTGCCATTAAATTTCTCCTATAATAGTTTTAAGATTTTTATAAATTATTTGTTATTACTTAACCCGTCCATCCCTGTATGCTTCCATAATCTCAGCCTGAAAAGCAGGGTTCCAGTACTTATCAGGATCGCGCATCCTCATGCGAATGAGGTCTGCACTCTTGTACATCTTCTTCTTGCCAGGAGCACTTGTAGAACCTTTCTCGGAAGCTACCTTCCGAAGCTCTTTCTCCTTCTCTACTTCCCGCTTCTGCGTTTTCTCTTCAATTGCTTTCTTTTGTTCCTTAAACATACTGAACAATTCGTCGGCAGCATCAAAGTCCATTGCATCAGCCTTTTCGTAGAGCCTCTTTCGATAAGCCGAAGAGTTCACATAGTCATGGAAGTCTTGACTTGTAGCAACGTCTCGATAATCCGGATGACGAGATTCAAAGTCGGACAACTTAAGTTGTTTATCGACACCCTCCAAGTTCTTAAGAACCGGGGCTAACCGTTCATCCAGCAAATCTTCAATTGCCTTACGAGGATTCTCAACAAAGTCCTCATCAGTCAATTCCTTCTTTTGTTTAGAGGTCTTCTTAGTCTCAAGCTCCAACCACTCTCGGGCTAACTTACGAAGATCACCAAGCTCCTGAGCCTGTCGTCCGTGCAGCTTCTCCAAATCCTCATAAGATTTAGAAATCTCCTGCTTAGACTTACCCTTGAAACGATCAAGTACACCACTATCCTCATCAGTGGTTGTATCCTCAGTCGTTGTTGTATCTTCGTCTGTAGTAGTATCCGTTGTGGTATCTACGTTATCCTCGGACTCCGTTGTTGTAACGGTTTCGTCCTCAGCGTTAATGCCTAAGATTTTACTCATAATTTATAAACCTCCTAATTACTATAAGAGCGTTTCCGCTCTACCTTTTGCCGCTGTTCCCGTACCCGTGTCCACTTATCATAGGCTCCGGGGAAATGTCCGGTTATGCCTTCAAGTTGTATTTGGGGGGTACTTATAATAAAGTGTAACGTGCCGTCACACCCGTCTCTGACACATGGAGCGCGGAGTTCTCTATCCGCCAAAGACCTAAGCTCTTCAACGATGCTTTCGCATTTATCGCACTTATACTCGTAGAGCACTAAACAACTTCCTCTTCTCGTAACTGTTCGTATGCGTTAATCGTTGCATCTTTAAAGTTTAAAATATATCTAATCTGTTGCACCCTACCTTGAATCCTTTGGTAGTTATCGGGTAGGGCATTTACCATATCCTCAAGATATGACTTCTGTGAATCATTGAGGTCTTCTTCTAGTTGTTTCCAACCAGGAGTACTAAACATATCAAGGTAATTCTCATAGTACTTCTGTAGCTCTATGTCTTTCATTTTTTAGTCTTACTAGATTCTCCTTTTAATGCTTGCAAGGTCTTAAGACGTGTGTTAGCATAACCTTCACCAATCTTTGCTTTACGATGGTCAATACGAGATTGTATCTCTTCTTGTTCCAAAGCTTCACGCTGGAACTCCATCTGTACAGCAGCTTCCTCACGCGGATCAGGTTCTTGAGGCTGTAGCATTTGGTCAATGACCGCTTGAATCTGGTCCTTGTTCTCAACGCTAGACGCTTCAATGATCCCCTTGAGAAGAACAAAAAAGGCTGGTGTTTCCGGTGGTACGAATTGGAGAAGGTTGGTTAGTTGTGATTGTTCTACTTCTCGCGCCATCATACCGAGAGTACCGCGAACCCGGAACTTGTAATCACCAGCCGGGTAACGATCAGGCTTGAACTGCATATACCGATACAGTGATTTGTAAATCAGTGGCAACAGGAAGTTACGTTCGATTCCTTGAAGGATTCGCTTCGACCGCTTAAGGGAGCCTCCCATAATCATTGACATACCGGAGGCTGTCTCATTGCGGCGATTGCTACGTAATGGACTAGCTGAATCCATAGCGCCAGTAGCCATCTGTATCATGCGCTCTAGGTCGCCTGTTGCGTTATAGCTCATCGGGTCAATGGACCCAAACCTAAACTCTTTTAGAACCTCGCCGGGATTACCATTAGTAAGAAGAAACTTACCCGGCTTAACTGTAAGCTGTGTTCCCCTTGGAATACGGGTAGCATCAGCAGCCATCATCGGATGTACCGTGAGGGCTAGGCCATCCATCTGAGCACGAAGGATACCATCAAGGGCTTTCTGTGGATTGTATGCTTTCTCAGCAATACCTCGACCCCAAAAGCGATTAGGCACTACGTCAAAAGCGTAGGCTACAATGGGACGATCCTTCATAATGTTAGGGTTCTCATATGCCCTAAGAAGGAACATATCGTTAGCCACACTAACATAAGCTTCTACAAGATCAGTCTCATCAATCTCATCACTTGTTAACTCTTCGTTAGAATCTTTCTCAGCCAATTCCAACAGCTTGCGCGGAACTTTACCGTAGTATTCCACAAGGCGTGTACGATCATCAGAATTATTACTAGGCTCGCCTTTAGCCCCATTACCATCAGAAGTATTGAGGCTACCAAAATCACCCGAATAATAAGTAGCAGGTACGTCTTCATAAGCATCCCGTTGTTTAGCCTCCACGGTATGACGTGGGACAATCATTACACAAGCACAACCAAGAGCTTGCTCAATGCCTTCCCTGCCAGATTTATTTACATTACTATCAATAACAAAATTCTCAGGGGCAATCGGCTCCAGCTTTATTGCAATCTCTTTTCCTTCAATGATGCCATCAATGACCTCACCATTCTTTCCAGGAAGACTGGCAATCTGCCGATCCGGTACACTTTCAACTACTAGCTTACCAATGCCGGTACCATAAAGGGCAGCATTAAGATAAATTTCAGAGACCGCTTCCGGGATACCATACTTATCAAAGTCCTCAAGAAGACTCTCGCGTACACGAGCCATGTCTTCTTTCTCTCCATCTAGAATATCATCACTAATATCAAACCAAGCTTCCTTACCAAAGGTAGCTTCCTCTTGCTCGGCAACAGCAGCTTCCACCGCCTGTTGAAGTGCGGGGCTGATTAGCCTAGACCGCTCACTATCGCGGGTCTTATCCTCATGAGTCCAGAGACCCCGCCATAACCGATAGTACTCAATCCAACGCTCTTTATAGTTCTGGTCACGGTACTGTTCCCAATCTTGTACCTTCTGGACAACCCACGAAGCTAGAGCCTTACGGCTACCAGACTGCTCAGAGGCAGTCGTGACTGTACCTTTATCGGCTTCTGCAATCTTGCCATAACTGTTATACTTTTTAGACTCTGCCAATTTTTCTCCTATAAGCCAGAGATAGCATCAAGTGGTTGCCATTCCGGTACTTCAATAATGTCGTATGTAGTCTGTGAAATCTGATCTATGTATGCTAGACTATCAATAAGATCGTCGTGAGCTAGGGGATTTGGGAAATCAAGAAGCTGATCTACGAACTTCTGGTTCCACGGTCCCTTGTTCAGTTTAATTCGACCGTGCTCAAACCGTCCCTGTAGTCCCCAAACAATGCGATCATTCTTATTCTTA